CCTCAATTTAATTATACCATAAGGGTCTTGGTCAAACCAAATCGGAGCAATTTCTAAATTTTTTACAACCCTTTCACTTATTGTTAACACTCCATCTTTAAATTCCAAATCAGGTTCTTTTTTGTTTAGGGTATTATGTTCCGACCATTGTAAAATCCTTTCACAAGTTTCCAAAAGGTCGGCAATGGTGTATTGGATGTGGGTGGTTCTCCGTTTCTTTTCCAGATATAAATAGGCAAGGACAATAAGAGGGCAATCCAGTTTCATTTTACCTCCTTTAAAATTTCATCAGTTATTTTTTTCTGGTATTTTATTTTTTCTTCCAGTAATCTATCTTCTTCGTCTTTACAAGTTTGGCAAATGAATATCCACTTTAACCCCGCCTTACCAACTGAACCTTTAGTTTCTTTCCCGCAGATTAAGCAACTCATTTTATCTCCTTTATTACGGGTAAACTGTCAGCATCAACCAATTTGCCAATCACCCGCAAATTTTCTAATTTCAACCCCACGCCATTAGGAATAACCTTTGACCAGTTTCTAAAGTTACGGAACTTTTCATAAACGCAAGTGCGGTAAGATAACCCGAGTTCTGATTTGAAGAAGATATACCAAAAGTTTCCCTTGCCACCGAGCTTACTCTCGTGCTTGACAATTTTTAAGACTTCCATCTGCATATCAACCTCCCTTTTTCAAAAAATAATGAACTAACCTTACCCAGTTCGGATTAGTGCTTGGCGGTGAATAGCGTTGCCCCATAAAGGCTATGAAATCACCCTTACATCCTGCTTTAATATATCTCTTTTTCGCATTCTTTATGCTGTTTAGGCATATTTTCCGTGCATAGGCGATATTACCATAGGTATTGATGGACTTAACGCCATAGGGGTATTTCTTGCTATTTTCCGCCTTATAGATGGCATCGGCTATCTGGTCATCTGTCCAGCTTTCGGCTCTCGCCAAGCTTTGGCAGAATAAGATAAGCAGGATTGTGGCGAGGATTACGATTATGGTGTGCAGGTATTTCATTCTTCCTCCTCTATGCACTTCTCCAGCGTGCAGTAATATTGATACTCACCATCGCAATCATCCCAGTCAAGAAACGGACAATTTTTGCATTTAGGTTTCATATTACCTCTTATTAGTTAAACCGCCAAATGATTGCCGTTAAAATCAACCTTCCAAGCCTCTCCAGTTGTTTTAAATAACACTGATGACCTATCACATCCAGAAATTAAACCAGTTCTTTTCAATGAAGGGTAATAAGAAACAAACTCATCGCCATATTCAAAAGCCACAGCGTCTTTACTAACGACTAATTTAACCTTCAACCCATTCCCGAGCCTTAAATATCTTGACTTCATTTTACTCCTCCTTTTTTTTACCCTCTTAATACTTTTGAGCGTTGGTTATTATAATTATACTTCCTTTATCTCATCAATAATGTTTTCAATCTTGGCGTAAAAATCATTTTCTTTCCGAAGCTCTTCATCCTCAAGCGCAATTGCCCTATTGATTAAATCCATTGCCTCTTCTAAAAGATTTACAGCTTGATTAAGTTTGTCTTTACTTATAATTTTCATATTACCCCCTTTCTTTTGCCTTCTTCAAGCCTTCAGGCGTTGGCGTTTTATTTTCTATCATCCAAAATGTTTTCAATAATATCCACTAATTTACAATAAGCAGTTTGGTAGTCTCCATTTTCTTGGACTTCTTCTTCAATGTAATCCATTTCCTTTTGGATAATTTCTTTAACCTCTTTACTAATCATATATCCTCCCTTTTTTAAGCTGGCTAAGCAGAGGTGAAGGTGGCGAAGATTTTGGTAAGTCTTTGCCCCTCTGCCTAACCAACTTATTTTTTCGTGTTTTGTGTTTAATGACATCTTTACCACCTTCAAGATAAGTATATAATGGAAGGCAATAAAAAGCAAGAACTTTCGTATTCGTTAAGTCATTGGAATATAAAGGGTTATAAAAGGCATAAATTGATAATGGTTAATTCTTTCGTTTTTAGTGTTTCGTATTTAGTATTATTCTTATATCATTGCTTAATTATTAAAGATGATTGGATAATAGTTAAATACAAAGAAATAGACAAAGACAAATAAATAGACAAGGAAAGAGAAAGAGACTAAGACAAGGGAAAGGGAAAGGATATAACTCTAAAATATTTAAAAAATTCTTTCTTTTTTATAAAAACAGAGATATAATTAAATTAGAGGGGGTGATATGAGAAACAATTTTGAAACTCCCAGATGGAAGAGCCTGCACGGCACTGTTATTATAAAATTAATTGATACTTTACGGAATGATAAAGAATTAAAACCCAATAACCAAAAAGCAATTAACGAAGAAATTATAAATGATTATTTAGCTTGTAAGAAAATACTTTGGTATGGATTATATCCGAAAATATTTATATAAAGCAAAGCAAACAAAAATAAATGTATAAAAAAAGCAAAATTCTAAAAATAATTCGTAAAGAAGTTGAAGAAGGTAATTCTTTAATGAACGCTCAATTATGTGCTGGGTTAAGAAGCACTTATACTTTATTCTCGTGGCGGAAACGCCCGTTAATAGATAGATACATTAGTGCCCTTGTATTAAGACAAAATCAAACCAGAGTTAAGAAAGTTGAATGGAAACTTTACGAGAAGGCTTTAGAAGGCAACCTTACCGCTATAATTTTCTTTTTAACCAATCGTGCTCCAGAAGATTGGGCTGATAGAAGAAATGTTTTTCAAAACAATTTCATAAACAAGCAGGGGGCGAATGGAAGCTTTAATGGAGAAGACCGAGAGTTCTCCCAGCGAGTTATGGCGGTTCTCGGAAACAAACTGCAAGAATAGCTTTTTGCATTTCTTCTTTAGTTTATTCTGCCACGCTATTAAGCGGGTGGATAATGTCTGGTATTTTCCTTCCCACCTTATAGACCTTTGCTATAGACTTCAAAACTTCAAACGCACCTCTACCATAGCCCCATCACTTCACCTTAAATCCACGACATTAGAGGCGTATGTATGCTGGAAGCTTTATCGCTGTGAGAAACCATACAACGAAGGCGTATATATGTCTTATAATGATGATTTGGGTATATATCATACCAAGCGGATTAAGCGTTATGTGAACGCCCTGCCAGAGTTTTATAAAGATTATCGGGAAGTATCCACCGCTGAAAGTATATTGCACTATGTATCTCCAGCAGGTAAAACATTTTATTGCGAGCCAGCGGGAATACTCTCTGCTCATAGAGGCATTCACCCTGACTTTATGATATTAGATGACATTTTAAGAGACCCGCAGGTGAAACTTGATTTAAGCCAGTTGCAGAAAATAGAAAGGACATTTTTTGAGGTTATAGAACAAAGACCAAAAGAGGAACTTCATTTAATCGGCACTCCACAAGACCAAAGCGATTTGCTTTCTGAACTGGAAAGCACGGATGGCTATAACTGTAAAAGATACGACGCTATTACTAACGAAGAAAATAAGCAAACTTGGTGGAAAGAGCATCCCGATTTTAATTGGGGAGGACTGGAGAGCCGCAGGAAAAGGATAGGTGACAAAGCGTTTATGAAAGAGTTTCGCTGTATGCCAGTCAGGGGAATGGAAGGGTATATTTCGTTATTAAAACTGCAAAAGCTAATAAATCAAAATCTTATTAACTATGGTTTTAACCACGATATAGAATTAGCAAATAAAGAAGTGGTGGCTGGGTTTGATATTGGCAAGAAGACACACCCCAGTCATTTGGGGGTATATCTGGCAGAGAATAGAAAACTAAAACAAATACACAGTAAGTTTATGGATAACTGGGAATATAAAAATCAAATTGAATACTGTAAGCAAGCAATACAGGCATTTAAGATAGACGCTTTATTGTATGATGATACGAGGGCGGAGTTTGCTTTGGCACAGGAGCAGGGAGAGTTACCGCCACAAATGGAAGGCATAACTTTCACCTCTAAAAGTAAATTCTCTATGGCTACGGAACTTGATAAGCTGATTACAAACGAAGCATTGGAGTTATTACCAGATGACCGACAAAAAAGGCAGATACTTTCGGTAGATTGTGATTTGAAAGCCCCTGAAACAGATGAAGGGCACGGAGATGCATTTTTTTCGCTTGCGTTAGCCGTTCTTGCTTATAAACGGTCTCTCGGAGATGTCGCTTGGTGTGTATGAATAAAAAGGTTTTGTTCAGGCAGAAGTCTTTTACCTTAAAAAATGATGGAATGTTTTTAGAGGGGATTGATAGTCGTGAGGAAGCCCCGTGTAACCTGACTACCCTGATTGAGATAACACTAAACGAAACATCAATCGGATATTCAAAAATCCTCTACAAATAGTGTTGTTGGTGGGTTACTGACACGCTACTCTTTCTTAAGATAGTATCTCAAGAAAGAGAGTTTCACGGGGCTTTTGTAGAGGATACTTTTAATACAAGGAGTTTAATGAAATTATTTAACTTTTTGCGTAGATTAACCGCAAGGAAAGAGGCGGTGGAAAAGAAGACAATCTCTTATGGTGATTTGTTTTCTCACGGGCTACCAATGGAGTTGTTTTATAAGCAAGTTACCCGACCATACGAGAATATAGCTACTGTTTATAAATCAGTAAAAGCATTATGCGATAATGTCCCACAGGCAAAGTTAGCTATATACAATAAAACCACGCAGGAAGAGGTTAACGAACCGAGAATACTGGCTTTATTCGCAAATCCTAATCCCAAGCAGAGCCAGAATGACTTTATACAGGAATGGGTAGGATATTACGCTTTATACGGGGAAGGATTTATAAAGATGGTCAATAGTATCGGGCAGATGGCAGGAAAAGGATTACCCGCCCAGTTATTCAATCTTAATCCGTATCAGATAAAAGAAATCGTAGATTACCAATTAAACCAGCTGGTAGGGTGGAAATACGGGCAGATTATATTCACTCCCGAAGAGATAGTCCAAACCAAAGACTTCAACCCTTACAATTTCTGGAGAGGAATGTCGCCATTGAAACCGATAGATGACGAAATGGAAATAGACCAAGCCACGCTTACATTTAACAATGCTTTCTTTAAGAATAACGCTTCCGCAGGGCTGATATTAAGCACAGAAGGCAATTTAAGCCCAGAGCAGAAGGAACAGTTGAAGAAGGCTTTGGAAGCCAAGTATGTCGGGGCGAGTAATTCGTTTAAGTCTTTGATACTGGAGAAAGGATTAAAGCCTCAAGATGGCGGACAACATAGTCACAAGGAAATGGAGTTTATAGAGCAGAAACGCCTAATGCGGGAAGAAATGTATGGTATGTGGAGAGTGCCGAAGTCAATGCTCTCTATCACGGATGATATTAATTACGCTACATTTATGGGGCAGATGAGGGTATTTTGGATTTACGGGCTGATGCCGATAATGAGGAAGTTTGAGGATAGCATTAACAAGCATATCATTCAGCCATACAATCCTAATCTATATCTTGCTTTTGATTATTCAAATATACCAGCATTTCAGGAAGATTTTAAGGAAAGGGTAGCTACTGGTGAGATACTAAGCAGAATGCTATTTACTGGCAACGAGATAAACAAGAAACTCAATTTAGGCTTTGATAAGGTTGGCTGGCGGGATAAAGCGTATATGCCATTCAGTCAGGTAGAAGTCGGAGAGGAAAGAGAATTAGAGGAAACTCCGCCAGCCACTCCCGAAGAAGAAGAGGAGAAATCGGCTAAGATGGATATAGCTTGGGAAACCAAAAAGGCACAGTTTCTCAAGCTATTCCTTCGGGGGCAGTCGGGCATTGAAGATAAAATGGAAAGGAAGATAAGTAGGTATCTAATGGAACTGCGGGCAAAGATACTTAAATTGTCAGATGACGAATTAAAGGTATTGGCAATAAACTGGCAGGAACAGGATAGTAAACTCCAGAAAGCTATGAAACCGATTACTCTTGAAGGGATAAGGGTCGGGGTGGCAATAGCCGAAGCTACGTTGGGTAAGAAGAAATCAGTTGACGATGCCTTTGACCATCAGATAAGTTCATACTTACAAATCAGAATGGATAAATTAGCAGGTATAAATAACACTATCAAAACACGATTAGAAAATAAATTACGGGACGCCCTTACCGAACAGATAGCACAAGGGGCGAGTTTAGAGATGCAGGTTGACGCTATGAAAGAGGCGGTAAGAAGTTTCTTTAATCTATCAGCCAGTAGGGCGAGGCTTATTGCCAGAACTGAAAGTGGTGGTTCTGTCAATGGCGGTTCATTCCTATACTATGATAGCGAAGGGGTAGAAAAGAAGAGATGGGTTACAGCCCACGATGAGTTAGTCAGGGATAGTCATAGAGAATGTGAGGCAGAAGGGGCAATATCAATGCAGAATAGTTTTAGTAACGGGTTGATGTATCCGCAAGATATGAGCAATGGTGATGCGGGAGAGGTTTGTAATTGCAGATGCAGTTTATTACCAGTTGTTGAATAAGGAGTGTGTATGGAAAAATTGATTAAGATATTACGGGCAGAAGTCAAGGATATAAATGCAGACAAGCATACCTTGACTGCGGTAATCAGCAATAAGAAAGTTGACCGAGATGGAGATGTCGTAGAACCAGAGGCATTCCGTAAAAACCTCAAGTCCTACAAGGAACACCCAGTATTGCTATCCAGCCACGATTACTGGGATTTGAGGAAGCAGATAGGCAAGGCGATAAATATCAAAATCAACGATAATGATGTAGAAGCGACCTTTGAATACTTCGTTGGCGGGCAGGTAAAGAACGAAGAGGCGGAGTGGGCGTGGGTATTGGCACAGAAAGGATTGGCTTCGTATTCTATAGGTTTTATGGGGAATAAGTTTGACTGGATTAAGGATAAAGACGAGGAAGGCAATGAGAGAATTACTGGCAGGAAGTTCACCGAGATAGAATTGCTTGAAGTCAGTCAGGTATTAGTGCCTTCTAATAGAGGGGCATTACAGCAGGACTACAGAATATCACAGGAGAAGGCGGAATTATGTGAATTGGTTAATAAATCATTCAAAGACGAAGAGTTTAAGATAGAGCAGAAACCTAAACCGCAGGAAGGTGAAAGCAGGGAAGATTTTATGAGTAGATGTATTCCGATACTCATAAATGAGGGAAAAGATAAAGATCAAGCGGTAGCGATATGCAGTTCAATATTTGATAATAAAGCCCACTACTCCGATAAATTACTTGGCAATGAGGGGCAAGACCCCATATCAGAGCCACAAAGTAAGGAATTGGAAATAGGGGATGTAAAAAAAGTCATAAACGAAGCAGTAAAAGAAAGGAGTAAATAGTGGAATTAAAAGAAGTAAAAGACGCAGTCGTTGAGGGATTAAAGCCCGTAAGCGATGAGGTCAAGGGTATCAAGGAAGGCGTTACAGGAATAGATGAACGCCTTAAAAAGATTGAGGCATTACCTTTAGAGAAATTCACTGCACCAGCGATAATTAGTTCGGAGAAGTTCTTTGGGTATAACCTTAATCATCAGGGCAGGTTTATTAAAGAGCAAACTGTGGGAAGACCCGAGTATGCTTCTTTGTCCAAAGAGGAAAATGTTAATGGTTTCTGCAAATTCTTAATTGCTTTCGTGCGAGCTATGCACCCGAAAATAAACGATTTGAAAGCAAGGGAAGAGTTAGCGACCATAGCAAAGGCTTCTTTAGCAGAGGGAGCGGCGGCAACTGGCGGATATTTAGTCCCAGATGAATATCAATGGGATATTATCCAGCTGGCAAGGTCAAGGGCATATTTTCTGCAATTAGCCAATGTAGTGCCTATGACTTCGGATGTAATGTATTTGCCGAGTGAGGCGGCATTAGCCACAGTAAACTGGAAAGCAGAAGCGGCACAGTTAACACAAGGCGACCCGACATTTGGTCAGGTAACTCTTACCGCCAAGAAAGCAACTGCTTATGCTATCAGTTCTAATGAACTATTACAGGATAGCAGGATAGATATTGCTTCTATTCTTACCGAGCAATTTGCTTATGGTATCGCTTTGGATATTGATAATCAGGCTTTGAATGGAACTGGAACTCCGTGTTCAGGGCTTTTAGTTTCTGGTGTGCTTACGACTAATGTGGTTGTTCTTGTTGGAAGTATGTCAACGATTACAGTTGCGAAGTTAAGCGAAGCAATCTATAAATTAAGTGAAGGCGATTTAGCCAATGCAAGATTTATGATTTCACGCTTGGCACAGCACTATATTCGTTCACTTGTGGATAGCAACGGCAATCCGATTATGCAACCTTTGGCAGTAGCTATGCCACCGACTATTTTCGGTTATCCTTTCGTGATGTCGGAGAAGGTAGCTAATACCGATGGTTCGTATAAGCCAGTAGGTTTGTTTGCGGACTTTAAGAAATTCATAATCGGCAGGAGAGTAGGGGCAATGGCTTTGGAGCTTGACCCTTACGGACTGTTTGATTATGACCAAACCCGTTTCAGAATGATTAACAGATGGGCTTTTGCGATAGGAAGACAAAGTGCCATTTGTATAATCTATACGTTAGCATAATGGGAATAGCCTCCCAGCGTTTTGCGGTATCGCTTGAATAACCGCAGTTTT